AGAAGTAGTAACTGCAGCACCGTTGAGTGCATAAAGATCTCCAGAACCATGGTAATGAGAGGTGGTGAGAACAGGTGCTGCAGCACCATCAATTCCTATTAAACATTGACCATAATGTATTGGTGGTGTGAATACAACTACGAATCCAGAAATATTAATATCTGCTGGTCTATCATATTCAAATACAGTTGGCATCTTAAACGCAAATGGCGCATAAGCATCACCAGTAATATGCAATCCACCAAATGGATATACAGTACCATCTTGATCAGGTGCAATGATCCACTGATAATCTTCAATACCATCTGCCTCATGGAGGTTTCCAGGTATACCACTAACTGTTTGTGGAAGTTCAATGTGTCCACAATCAAAGTATTGATTTATTGGTGGTGCTGCAGAACCATAATCTCTATACTCAAACCAATCAATTGAACTGCCATTATAATCAAATACTCTACTATCCTTAACCTCACTGAAGTCATACAGAACTCCAGAACCATGATAATGTGGTCCATACTTCTCAACAGCAGTACCAGTAAATGGTATTGTTCCTTGAGAATTCCAATTAGGTGTGAAAGATGAAGGAGAAATACCAGTAATATTGAAGAGAGTTGTAATATCTGGTGTATTAGCACCAACTACTTCTGCAGCACCAGACCAAGACCATATACTTCCAGTTGTCTGCCACCCATAAGTTCTTCTCTCTTCTCCAGAAGAGAAATTCCAAAGTCTACCAGATCCAATGTGTAATAGACTAAAGTTGGTCTTAGCAGCACCTTGAATCTTCGTTCTAACATAAGCAACCCATCTGGGTTTAATTCTAGCTCTACCTGTACCACCAACTCTAACAGTACCACTACCATTCCAAGAAGGAGTAAATGTTACATGAGTATCACCACCAATGGTGATATCACCCATTGCATAATTAGAGAAATTCCTCCAGATATATTCATAATCAATAAATTCAATTATAGTAGAAGGAACACCTCCTTCAATTATTCCTCCATAATCGAAATAATCATTTCCTGTGGTAATACTACCATAATCACCATATTCAAATATATCATCAGATGTAGAACTGTAATGATATGTTCTCCGTTCAACAAGAGATCCTATATTAGGTAGATCACCAGAACCATGATAATGTGGTCCATACTTCTCAACAGCAGTACCAGACAGAACAATTTCTGTTCCTTCCTCTGGTGGATTGAATGTAAGACTATCTCTTCCGAGACCAGTAATATCGAAGAGATTTTTAGTTTCTATTGGTTTTACACCAATAGATTCTGCAGCACCAGACCAAGACCATATACTTCCAGTTGTAGTCCAACCAAATGTTCTATTTTCGTCAGCAGAAGCGAAGTTAAATAATGTACCAGATCCAATGGAAAGTAGACTGAAGTTCGTCTTAGCAGCACCTTGAATCTTCGTTCTAACGTAACCGTTCCACTTAGGTTTGGCCTTACCTATACCATGTACATAAACCTTAATAGTACCACTACCAATCCAAGATGGTGTGAATACTACACTAGCAGTACCACCAATTGGGAACAGACCCATAGGATATCTGGAGAATGTCTGCCAGATATATTCGTAATCACTAAATCCAGTTAGAGTAGAAGGAACACCTTCTTCAATTATTTCTCCATAATCAAAGTAATTATTTGTTGTAGTAGTAATACTACCATAATCATTATATTCAAATATTTCTTCGGAATCTAAACTATAATGTTTAGTAAGTGTATCTGCACCACCAGAGAATGTAGGTAGTGAACCATAACCAACATAATGATCTGTATGCTTCTCAACCAGGTGACCACTAAAACCTATCGTTCCATGAGAATTCCAATTTGGAGTGAAGCTATCAGCAGCACTTCCGTTAATATGGAATAATTGATGTGAATCTTGTTGTACTTTATCCGGACTATAAGCAACTACTTCTCCTGTTCCAGAGAATGCAGATAATGTACCAGATCCTTGCTTGTGTTTAGTTGTTAATACTACAGTGTTACTACGTAGAGGAAGAATCCCCCACGTAGCGACTGAAGGCACATAGAAGGTGCTTGCAGCACCATCAAGTCGTACTGTACCTGTAACTATGTAAGGAGCAACCAGACGGGTTATACCACGCCCACGCTCGAATATCTGTCCAGTACCAACCCACGCCTTATGAACAGTCCATTGAGTAATACTTGATAATTTAAAATCACCGTATGGAGATATCCGAGAAGTGATTGTAATATAACCCCAATCATAATTGGAGTCATTATATGCTAGTACTGATATTGCGCCATGATCTATTGGATTTATTGGTGACTCTCCTATTGATCCAAAATCTAAATAATAAAATTGTAAAGTAGTTCCAGGAACGAATTTATAGCTGCGTGAAATGTTTCCGAGAATACTTCCCCGAAACTTTATAGAACCTACACCAGCATACGTTACTATCATTTACAACAACATACAGCAATAAAAAAGGGGATCGCAAGCAATCCCCAATAACATAATGTAGATATCAATTTGAACAGATCAGTCGAGGCTGACGTTCAGTGTTACCTTAATTTGGTCACCCTGGTTTTGAATTTCGTAGGGACCATTCGTAAATCTTTCAGCGAAGAATATAGCACTATAAAGTGTTAACTTACCTGTTCCATCAAGAGCAGGTGTTGTCGTGAAATTGTCTGCATCAATAACAGTATCCACTGTATATGTCTTAGAAGTAGTAGTTGTATTACTAGTACCCTGATCGATATAAATTGTATCGCCAACAACTAAACTATGAGCAGTTGCTTCGCACTTACTAAAATCAAAATCAACTGTATCATTACTGTTTGATGGCTGAATGTTATCAATCAAAGACTCACTGAGATATACTATTACTGTACCATCAGTATCTTCTGTTTCGCGATCAATACCAATAATTGTTGTACTTGCAGCAAAACCATTAGGTGCACCACCACCAGGTGAATGAGAAACTGTCATACCAGTAGTAAGATCTTCAGCAACGTTATGCTGTGCAGTACATGCTTTAGCAGTTAATGCAGCAGTAAGTGGTTTTGTTAAAGTAACATTTGTTCCATCAATTCCAACAATACGTGTGCCAGCAGTAATTCCAGCAGTACCATCAGTTATAGTGAGGCGTTGGTTTGCAGCAAGACCAGTAGTATCATCAACTGTAACTTGGAATGCACCATTAGCACCAGTTACATCTGGAGTTGAGGAACTAGCCGCTAGTGTGATGTAATCTTTAGTAATGTTACCACGTACACCTGACTTAGAAATTTGAGTACCTGCAGCTGCTTCGCCAGCATCAAGTACACCCTGCACGGCCACAGGTAAGTTGTTAGCACGAACCAGCATGTAACCGTATACGTTACCAGCAGGGCCCTGGAATGTAAATGTTTGCTCTGGATAAGAAGCAGTTGTTCTACCCTTACCGAAGTCACATGATTGAGTTGTGAAAGCACCTGTATTCTTAACACTCAACAACAGTACTGTGCCTGCAGCATCAATATCAACAACATATGCACCAGTACCAATAGCAGCAGCACTAGCAGGTGATGTGGATTGTGTTACATAGTCACCTTTCTTAATAGCATTATTAGCAGCAGAAAGAGTAATTGTATACTCACCAGAAGCACCAGTAGCAGTCTGTTGTGTTACATATGTCGCTTTGGTGTCGATATCCCAACGACTACCATTTAAAAGAATACCAAATTGCTGAGAATAATCTTGATCTGTGCGATTATTAATTACAGGATGGTAACCAGTTATAGGACCAGTGCCATCATAACTCAATACATTAGTAGCTTTGTATGGTTCCCAATACGCTGTCTGCGAAGGAGTATCACTCTCGCCAGGTGTCGTATTTGTAGTGAACAATTTCAAAATTAGATTCCTGGGAATTTGCTGATTATAATTCAGTAGATTACGCAGTGAATCAATTTCACCATTATCGGTTACTAGCAGTGCCATTTAAAACTCTCCGTAATTATCTTCGTGGTGTTAGTTATTTTTATTTATATCCAATAGTATTTATAGTTTCAGTTTTAACGAGATAAGAAATCTTGTTACGTCAAGTGAATAAAGTACTTCAAATTGAAATATGTCCCCTGCTGTTACTTCTTTTGTCCAACCAGTAAGAGTGTGATCTTTGTTTTTTCTGTCTTTACTGACATTCAATTCACCCAAGTATGGAAATTCTGTACCACATATAGATACAAAATTTGGGAATGATTGATAATCACATTTATGTATATCTAATTTTAAATTTCCCTCTACTTCACTAATAATAGTCCAAGATTCAATAACACCTGTAACATCTATAGTCATGTTCCCTTTAGTTCCAGGTTCCAGTGGAACATTCCCACTATCAATAACATAATTAAGAGTCCTTGTTAAATCAGCAGTAGTAGCGTATGCAACACCAAAGAATACTACTGCTGATGTTGGTGCAGTAGTAAATATTATCTTATCATCTGAAGTAGCATAATCCACACCAGGTTCAAGAATATCTCCATTAATAGAAATCATTAACTGTGCTGCATCTAAAGCATAATATGCTTCTCCATTAACAGTTAAAGGAAATTCTGTTGTGGTTCCATTGAATTGACTGGTAATATCATCTAATTTTAAATTAGTATATTGAGTAGACTTAGATGGAATCTCGTAATTAACATCTAACGTGTATTGTGGCGTTGGACGCTGTGCTACACGTCGAGTACTATTCCCTAGTCTGACATTATATGCCATCAGGATACACCAGGATTCACTTCAGCAAGACCTTCTATAACTCTAGTTTTATATCCATTCGGAGAAGTTAATAAGATATCATATACATATCTCCTTCTATTTAAAGCATCAGATTCAGAAGAAGTCAATGCAATCTGAACATGACCTAATGTTCTATCAACAAATGATAAGGTAAATGGAACTTTAGTAGTAGCAGAATAACTTTTTTTCATTGTAGCTTCACCAGTATACCCCGACATATCTAGTGGAGTACCATCTTGATTTGTGATATAAAAAGAAGTATCAAAATGTGCTCCTTTATCAATCACTAAGTTGACTGGAATCGCTGCCATCGTTTACATCTGGATTAGGTTTATCGAGTAAATCTAGAGTTTCTATACCACCCTCAAGTTTTAATTTATATTCCTTAAGTTTAGTAATCTCTTCTTCACCTTTCTTTATTTTGTAAGCATAATCTTTTAATTGGGTTTCAAATTCCAATCGCATTTTTGATGTATCCATAGTAAAAAAATATTATACTACTCTATTTATTGGTTCGCGGTTTAATCTCTTGTCTTTGCTGATCCAAAGTATATGTTATAGG